ACCTCCTCTGCGATAGCGTGAGTATAGGCCTTGCGGTCGAGCACGATGCCCTCGTTCGTCATAAGAACGGCTGCGTGCATCGGGATCTCCGACTGCGCAGCATAGGAAAGGATCGCGTGAAACACGCTCTCCGCTTCCGGTCTCGTCGTTTTGACGGTCGGCGGCAGCACTGCGACAGACCCGTCGGTCATAGTCTGGATCTCAACTACGATAAACATACTGCTGTTTTTTCTCCTTGTCAGAACTCGAACCGCTTACCATCATGCAGAGGCACATGGGAGGAATGATACGAATTCCACCACTGACTATAGACCGAGTTATACAGCGCGATTTGCTGATTGTATCTCGCGGTCTCGGCGTTGCCGGCTGCGATCATGGCAATCAGGTAATATGTGTAGATGTCTTCGCCATAAGGGAATCCCAAAAGGAGATCCTCCTCGCCGGTCGTATACCCGGAGAACGGTTCCTCTTCCTCGTATCCCTCATGGGTTTTGAGGACTTCACTGATGATCTTCCCGTCAAGCGCAGACAGCCACGCGATCTTCTCAGCAGCGGCATACTGATTCGGCTCTTTCACATCTACAGCTGCGATGAGTTCATTAACTGTCATGTTAACCTCCAAAGGGAGCGGTTCTTATTGAGATCAGCCTTCGCCCGGGAGGCCGGCGGCTTCCTTGAGTTTGGCCTTCGACTCGTACATGGCGTCCTCGGCGGCCCATGCACGACGGATCTCTTCGGCGACAGCCGCGGGAACTTTGCTCGTCTTGCCGCGCGGCAGAAGATAGCTCACGCCGTTGACGGCGACAAAGAGGTTCGGATCCTTGTTCGCGTCGGAGCGCGGAATAAAGATCTCGACAATCTCGTTGCCCTTGGGGACGGCGTTTTCGGTCTGCTCAACGACAGCTTCATTTTTTTCTTTAGCCATAGGAAATCTCCTTTTCAGTGTAATGATTTAGAAAACGGGGGCCGGGCAAAGAAAGGTTAAGAGACCCGGCCCCCGCGGGATGGGGGTTGCTGATTAGTTCGCGACGTCGCTGCCGCTGAAGGAGCTGGTGCTCATCACGCGGAGAACGCGCTCGGGGTACAGAATGGTGGCGCCATTGGTCTCGAACTTGTAGCCGATGGTGCTAAACTGATTGAGAGGACCACCAATCTCACCCTTGTCGTGGATGATCATTTCCAGGGCCCCGCCTTCCGGATCGATAATGCCAAAGGCATCCTTGCCGAAGAAGTAGGTGGCGTAGACCGCAGCGCCGTCCTTGCCGCCCTCGCCCGGGTAGATCTTGGTGGTGCCGCTGGTGCCCGCGCCGAAGGTGGTGCTGGCAACCGTGATCTTGTGGGTGCCGGAGCTGGCGGTGTTGGAAACGACCGTCGCCACGACGCCGTTGATCATGATCTTGCGGCCCTTGAGCTCGTCAGCGGCGAGCGTGACGCCGGACGTGCTGTAGGTGATCTCGGTCACGGCGCTCGAAGAGAGGTCTGCGCCGAGAGTCAGCTCGCGGACAGTGCCGGCGAGGTTCGCGCCGGAGATGACCGGGGCGAACACATCCTCGATGAAGCGCACGCCGTGCAGCTCGCCGATCTCGCCGTTGAACAGCTCCTCGGGAGAAGCGTACTTGTGCGCCTCGATCCAGCCCTCGCTCTCGCGCAGGTCGTGCGCGACGGAGGGGTGGATGACCGCGTAATAGCGGCCGTTGATGCGCGGCACGCGGTTCTTCTTCATGATCGTGACGGCCTTGTTGATCATCGCGGGAGAGATCCTGCACCCGTAGGTGCTGCCCTCGTTCAGCGCAGCCTGCGAGGAGATCGCGGCATGGAACGCACCGGTGGCGAGCGTGATCTCGTCGCAGTACATCACGTTGGTGCCGGTCAGCAGCGCGTCGCGGATCAGTTTCTCCTGGGTCTCCGCAGCGGATGCGCCCATCTCCTCGGTCGCACCGAGGATGATGTCGTCATAGGCCCTCAGCTCGAGACGGTCGGTGATGGCCGTGTAGGTGCCGTACTGGGCGATCTCGCCGGTGATGGTAGAGATGCCGAACTTCTGGCCGGTCGGGATCACGCCCTCGGTCAGCTGGCCGGCAGCCGCGAAGGCGTTCCACTTGCGCCACTCGACTCTGCCCTTGTGGTTGGCGGGCAGGGGCTGACGCTTGGCGAACTGCGCGTAGAACTGCTCGACGCGCGCGTTCTCCAGGAGCTCGGTATCGTAGAAGTCCTTCATCTCCGCGGACAGGGTGTTGCTGCCGGAGAAGGACTGCGCAGCGCTGGAGTCGTAGGCGTTGGGGTAGTTGGTGGTGCCGTTCACGAGCGTGCCCGCGTCGGCGAAGAACTGGATGTCAAAGAGATATTTCTTCATTTCACTTTTCCTTTCATGTTTTGTCGGGCTCAACCTCCGGGACGAATATGCTCGCCGCGGTAACCCGCTTCGCGGATTCTCCGCTTGAGGTCTTCCCGCTCTGCTTTGGGTCTGTCTCTGTAGGGAATGTTGCCGAGCGACGCGGCCTGTGAGCCGGTCTCTCTCGGCCTTTCGGATCCGGAGCGCACGGATGCACTCACGGCTTCGCGGGCCTTCTGCGCAGCTGCCTCGACCTCGGACTGCCGGAGTTCCGGGTGAAGCGCATAGTATGCTGCCTCCACGGTGATCTTCGATCCGGGACGGGTCATCTCTGCGAATGCGTCGTCGTCGAGTGCGCGAAGCAAATCAAAGCCGGGGACTTTCTTCTGGAACTCCGCCGCCTGCCGCGTCAGATCATCGAAATGATTGCGGGCAAGCGCCTGTCTGTCGAAAGTCTCCTGGAGCTGCTGCTTCCGCTGGTCGTTCCTGGCCCTGCGTGCCTCCTCCTGCTCCGCAAGCTCGAGCCTGTGCGCGATCTCGTCGGTCGTGCCGAGCTCGTTGGCCTTCGCCTCCGAGAGGCTGTTGTCCTTGCGGAAGTTCTCGAGGAGCTGGTCGATGTCAAGGTTTTCAGGATCCATCCCATAGCGGGCGGCCATGAAGTCGATCAGTACCGACGTCTTCCCTTCACGGTCCTCGTACTGCTGGATCTTCTCCTGCAGGTTCTTGATCCTTTTCTTGACAGCGCCCTGCGTCTCAGCGGCGATCTCTTCCTTGTACGCATCTCTGATTTCTTCCCAGGGTTTCCGGTCGGCGACGCCGGGAGCTTCCCCGCCTGTATCTTCCGCAGCATTCTCGACGGCCGGCTCTGCGGCGGCGGCTGTCTGCGCGGGAACGGGAGCGGGTCTGCTTGCTGCCTTTCTGTTTTTGAACTTCTCGATCTTGTCCTTGGGAACTCCGAGCTGCGAGAGTCTCGCCTCAACGCTGTTGTCCTGCCCGGCGGCGGCAGGCGTTTCGCCCGTGGCCTGCCCTCCGTCTCCGGCTGCCGCGCCGTCGCCGGCGCCGTCCGCAAAGAACTGGAGATCAAGCCTTTCGCTTTCGAACATAGAGTTGCCTCCTCCTGTGGGTTAAGCCCACGACTCTTTGATCTGCGGGTATAGCCCGCGACTCTTTGAGCCGATTATATAGTCGGGTTTTTCTCATTCTCTAACAGTAAGAGCAAAATTTTTTCTGCGAAGAAAAAACGAGAGGGCAGAATACTTTCCGCCCTCTCGCCTTATCTTGTTTTCACTTGAGCCAGGGTGCTTTTTTGCGGATGGTCTTTTCGTTGATCCCGAGCGCCTGCGCGAGCCGGCTCTTCTGTTCCGGCGTCAGTTTCAGCGTGTCGATGTATGCGAGCTGCTGCGTGACTTTGGAATAGGGATCCGACTTTCCATTTCCGTCCGCGTCCACGCCGTGGAAGGTTCCCATCATCTTCGCGGCCTGCATATAGTCCACGGGGCTGATGTATCCGCTCAGCCCGCTCGACTGATAGTTCCGGGCCTGCGTGATGGAGATCTCCTCGGTGCCGGGATTGGCGCGCACGAACTGCAGTCTCTCCAACTCGTCGGCGGACTTTTCTTCGGCGTCCTCCTTGCCGAAGTACTTATACGACATGAGGATGTCGAAGGCGTCGGCGTCGGACACGTTGCCGGCCAGGTATTCGTCCTGGAGATCGGACGGAGAGAAGCCGTACTCATGCTCGATCATATAGCCCTCGACGGTCTTCTCCGCGGCGTCCGGATCCTTGCCGCCGTACTTGACCAGCATATCGACCGCCCGCTCGGGACTGATGTTGCCGATCTTGACCTCGTTCGCAATATCCGAATACGCGATACCGGTATCCTTCTCACACTGCCACTCGTTGAGCTTCTCCTCGGCCTCGGCCTGGGTCTTCCCGCCGTAGGTC